TTCCGTAACGTCCTTGATGCAGCCTCTCTCCTGCAAATGTTCCAGACCAAGGGGGTCTGCCTCCTGTCTCTGGACATTGCCCTCGATACCAACACGGCCCTCGGCAAGTTCGTCATGCACTTGCTTGCCTCAGTGGCCGAGATGGAACGGGAGTGGATCAAGGCCCGGACTCGGGATGCCTTGGCAATCCGGCAGGAGAAGGGGCTGCCTCATGGGGGCAGGCCACCGGCTGGCTGGTGGAAGGACAAGGCTGGCATCTGGAGGCCGGACGAGGCCGAGAGGAAGGTCATCGAGTGGGCCATCCTCCAGAACAACAAGGGTATGTCTTGGAAGAACATTGCCAGACTGCTCATCAAGAAGGGAATCAATAGGGCCAATGGCCACAAGTATCACCAACCCTTCTTCCACTATGCCCTGAAGGCTAGGGCGGCAGGCTATCCCGGGAAGGATGGCTGGAAGGAGAAGTGTGCCTACGGCGGGTCGATCAGGCGTGAGAAGTGCAGGCCGTTCCGGCGGAAGATCAAGGCTGCTCTTCGACAGCAGACCTCAACTTGTCCAGATGGGACTTCAGAATCTTCTTCGCAGTCCGAGGGTCCTTCCCAGACTGACGGCCAAACGCCCGGTAACTAGCACCCTCAAAGACGTACTGCTCGATCCAATCTCTTTCTTCGTCGGTCAACTGGAGCAGGGCAGGGAGGGCCGACTCTCCCTGCTCTCGCTTCGGTGCCTGCCTCCTATGGATTTCCTCTAGGGGTATCCGCCTTATGGAGTGGGCTTGGGTTTTTATTTCCTTCTGCACCTCTCTAAGCATGGCATTCTTGATGGCCACGGAGAAGTAGGCAGACACGCCGACGCCCCGTGTTGGGTCATACGTCTTGGCGGCACGGCAGCAGGCGTAATAGGCGGCACTCTCTAGGTCGCAGCACTCGGCCACCTGACGGATGCAGGGCATGGCCTTGAGGAAGGTCCTGACGCAAACAGGGACCAGCCTCATGGCCTCCTCGGCCACCGCCTGCTGCTCAGGGGTAAGCATCTACGGCACCCCATACCGGATGAATACGTCTTCCCGAATCACCGTTCGGCAGGCCTTCTCATGGCAGTCCCGGCAACGCCAGTTCTCAGACACGACCCCGAAGGTATCGGTTCCGTACACCCCCGGACGCCCGCACTCATGGCAGGGCTGGGGCTTGCGTGGCTTCGGCTTCTTCTTGGGTTGCTGCCGGAACATGGACCTCAGGCTAATCGCCGGATGCCCATTTCGTCAGGGAAGTTTGGGCTCCCCTTTGCATGAAGGGGGGCTGTCTCTTTCTCTCTTCGCACCACTGCATGATCTTCTCTCGGGTCCGGTCGGGCTCGACCCCCATGGCTTCGCAGCAATCCTCAAAGGTGACGAGACCTACCCGTCCGTAGAACCATTCTCTTGCTTGGGTTCGCTGCTTAAGAAGTTCCTTATCCATTCCGCCGCTACCTGTCATCTTTACTTTGGCACCCGGCTTGAAGAGTTTGCTGCTGGCCTCCACCCTTTGGACTGCCTGAAGCAGCACCCCAATGCAGAGAGACCGCCAGCCCCCCTCGACAACTTCAGACTCAAGGCTGTCCAGCATTGACTGTCTCCAACTTGTCGGCCAGTTCCGCGTTCAGGATGTCCGCCTTGAGGAGTGCCTCCCGGGCCAGAGCCAGAGCGTTCTTGGCTGCCTTCAGGTCCCGCTCCAGTTCCCACACCCGGCCCTTAAGGTTGATGGCCTCGACCCTGTAGTGGTCAGCCTGCATGGCGTGGCTGTTCGACAGGTCCATCCAAGAGTCCCGGCTCTCCCTGAGGGCGTCGACCTTTGCTTGCAGGCAGGGGATGCTGTCTTCAGTCATCTCCCACCTCATCAAAGTGGCAAGCCATCATCAGGTTGGCGACTGCATGACCGAGATGGTCGTCGCTCCGGTCGCCTTCTAGGTAGTTGAAGATGTGGGCTAGGGCATGGTTGAGGACATGGCCGATGGGCATACCCTTCATCCAGTTGTGTTCCCCGTACCGCTCGGCCCCGTGACCCATTGCTTCAGCCGCCCGACGAGTCCCGGCTGTGGGCAGCAAGTCGTATCTTCCAGAGAGGGCGGATCGCACGGCTCCTGAGGGGTAGGCATGGAGTCCACCATGTCCATCAGAACCATCAGGTCCTCCAGCCGGATGGTCAGAAGCCAGCCCGCCTTGCTGCGATTGGTCCTGTGGAATAGCAGCGGCGTCTTCTCTTGGGCCTGAGCCATTGCCTTCTGCATGGCCTCCACCACGTTCAGCCTCTCCACCCTCTTCACTTCCGGGAATACCAGCGGTAGCCCCTCGATCACAACGTCCGCGTCCCCCGCATCCCCGCAATGCTGCTGGCTTCGCCTTGCTTCCCATCCGAATAGAGCCTTCAGTTCGTGGCACAGTTCCAGTTCCCCCTTCTTGCCTTTGGTCCTGCTGTTGATCGGCATTGCCTTTACCCTCTGCTGCTAGGAGTTGCTTCCGTAGACACCGGAAGTGGAAAGCATCACTTGCCTTCATTGATCTTTCTTTCTTCTAAGGCCCACTGAGGAAGGTCGGTTGGGTCCTCTCGTAGCCCGACTCGCCCCATGAGTTTTGCCAAGAACGGGATGTCAACCTCTCCGTCCTCGTCTTCCTTTGCCCTTAGGATTTGGCCTAGGGAAAGAGACTTCTGCCCGCCCGAGTGGTAGCCGTAGTGGCACTCGTTGCAGACCATGATGAGGTTGCGGTGGTGATGAGGGTCGTGCCCCCGCCGTCCGACAATGTGGTGAAGTTCGCACCGCTTCCCCGGCCTGAACTTCCTCCACCAGCAGACGGCACAACGGACGGAGTTGAAGGCATAGACCTCTAGGTTGGATCGGTTCCTGTCCTTCTTCTTGCTCATGCCTCTTCCTGCCACTGAAGTTTTGTGCCGCAGTCGGGGCACCAGCCAAACGAGCGGGCGATATTGGTTTTCCCGCAACTCGGGCAGCGATACCACTGGTCATACCACTCGTCGTATCCCGTGTTCTGCGGCCCTCCGATACACACGAAGCCAGCGGGGGATGGAATGGACTGCTCGACTTCGTCCATCATGCGATGCTCCTGATCCTGCGTGTTATGCCTGCAAGTCTCGCCGCGTCATTCCGTCGTAGAAGTTCCACATCGCGTGAGCCAACAGCGCGGGCGGCATCCACCATTTTTCCGTGAGCAGGGTGAGCGTAAACACAAACACCGCCGTCACAGCAACGTCGATCAGTCGTCTCTTTGCTAGATCGCTCACAGCATTTCCTCTGCCTTCATGGCTATCGGCATAACGAGGAACGCCCAGACAAAGAGCGTTGCCAGCCTCGCGGCTTGAAAAACGCCCGTGTATTGGCAAGCCAGTCCGAAGTGCGACCACCACATCCACGGGACGAAAAGCACTCGTTTCCACATTGGCCTCCGCACCAGAATCACCATGTCTCGCGGGCCGCAGTATCGCCGCTTCCATTCGTCGTAAAGCAACGCAACGTCGTCCACAGTGAGCGTGGCAGAACCAGCGGATGCAGGAGACGGCTCGGTCGCGTCGTTCGGTTGGTTCATGGTCTTTCCCTTGCCGATCCTGCCATGCCGCGATGCTTTCGTTGTAAATCCCGTGTCAAGTCTGTGTATCTTTACTTTCTCAGCATCTCTTCGGTGGCAAGTGCTATGTCTTCGGGGCCTGCCAGATAACGGACCCGCTTGGAGTGCCACTCAATGAAGTTGTTCAGGTCGTCGATGCCTTGATACTCAGGGTCCTTGGCAGCAAGCCGAGCCATGTATCGGACGTAGACTTCCATCTCCAAGGCAAACCGGACCGTGTCAATCCGTTCTTTCCCCGTCTTGTTCAAAGACTTCCGACAAGCCGTACCATTGCCATAAGCGACCCATTCATCGAGGAGGTAGAGCGGCCTGTCGTCCCACCACTGGCGTTGCTTGACGAGGTAGGTGTCATAGATGGTGCGGCGGTCATGCTCGGGGATGTAGTCAGCGATCTGCTTGAGGGTCAGGTCGGGCTGCTCCAGCAGGACGGCTCTGCCTTCAGTCAGGTAGAACCCGGGCCTGCCATGCTCCTCGCCCACCCTTGAGTTCAGGTAGTGGGTTCCTTCGTGGACCCAAGTGACCAAGTCTTCGTCCCGACAGGGGTGCTTGTGGGGCAGCCGGGACTCGATGTCCACGACCATGGTGGATTCGTGGCTGAACTGCTTGGTTGTGGTCAGTTCCACCCACTTCAAGCCATCTGCCCTAGCCATAGGCGGGTCGCTAGAGATGCCTACTTGTCGGCACCCCATCACGAACACCGCCATGGCTAAGACTGCTGGACGCATACAGGGTTTATGTCCCTGCCTTCGTCCAGTGATGCACTAAAAGGGTTCGATCTCCCTCTCCTGCTTATGGGACTGCCACTTAAGCCAGCCATTGTTGTCCAGATAGGAACCGTCCTTGCCCTTCTTCTTAGGGAACAGACTTCCATCTGCCCTCTTCTGACCAAAGGCAAGGGATGCCCCACAGTCTTGGCACCTCATCTCGTAATAGGTGTTCCCCTCATGTTCACGGACAAGGGGGATAGTCCTCTGGGAATCACAGGCACCACAGACTGAGTTGCCGAACACCTCCGTGGAGGAGGCGATCTGTGAGAAGCAGTCCTTGGTGTCCTTGCCTTCCACCTCAACCTCAAACCGACCGTCAGCCGACTTCATCCTGACCTTCATCGCTATCTCCTTATGGGTATAGAGCAACATCCCTTATGGTTCCCCCCTCTCCCTCCAGCCGTGAGGCCTTCAGCAGAAGAGTTGGTGAACCAACCACTTATCCTCGTCACCGAGTGGAAGCCCGACACCTATGACGTTATCTCTGGCCGCCGCACACAACTCTTTCGGAGGGGAACCATGTAAGACCGGGACGTTGTTGCAATGCTGGATCGACTACCAGCCCGTTGCCCGGTTTTGCCTAACCCATGTCAGGCGGTTGTGTGTTGTACAGCGTTGTCGTGACCGTCCGATTCTCCTATGGAGGTTCTTTATGCTCGCGTCTTTTTATGGTTGGAACGGCGAGTAAATAGACAACCGACCGTCATCGTCTGTTTTTAAATCTGATGTCAAATCTGTGTATCTTTACATCAGCGGCGACCGCCCTTGGCCTCTCTCCAAAGCCTCGCCCGCTCCTTCTCAAACTGATTCTTGAAACCGTTGCTCACTCCCGGCTTTCCCCGGTTGACCACGGGGGTGCCGGTGACTTTTGCGTGGGCCTCTGCCGCAGCCTTCATCTCTTGCCGCCGCTCCAGTTCCTGCTGGTACACGCGGAACCAGAAGGGCGTGAGCCTTGCCTTCTCGATTGCCCATTCCAGATATGAGTCGGGAATGAGGGGTGAGTTCAGGGGATAGCCCTTCCACTTCCCG